GCTCGCGCCGCTAGCCGCCTTCGCGGTAAGCGTCACCGTGACCTCGCGCGGGCAGTAGAGCCGGTCGATGGTGATGCTGCGCCTGGCGCTTGTCGCGTGCGCCTCAGCCGAAAGCTGAGTCACGATTCCGTCATCTTCCACCGCTATTCTTGCCCTGGCCATGTCCGCCTCACGTCAGGTAACTGATGACCGCGTAGCCGAAGACCTTGGCAGTCGCCGTCGTGAAGCCCAGCGACTTGCCAACCGGCGTCGCCAGACACAGCGCCGCATTGACCTGCTCGTCCTTGAACGTATCGTAGGCGGCAATGGGATACACACCGGTCAGGGCCGCGGCGTTGGTCCCCGCGTCGTCGTCCGCGGACTGGATCGTGAGCGTACCCGCCGCGTCGGCCTTGAGGTAAAGCTTGTGCAGCGCGACCGACTTGGCGGCGACCAGCGACCTGATCTTGGTCCAGCCCGCGGACGCCTGGGTGATGGCGACGACCTCGTATGTCCGCAGCCCCGCCGCGCGCATCTCGGCCAAGTGCGCCACGGCCGCCGCGAGCTGGGCATTGACGGTCCCGGCCGCCGGCGTGGACAGCGCGCCAAGCAAGTCGGCCAGGTCCGCAAGGGTCCTTGGCGACGCGCCGGCAATCCCCGCATTTGTAGCCGCGCCAGACGGGAGCGCGTTGGTCGCGGTCTTGATACCCGTCGTCAGGAGCGCCGTCACGATGTCGGCAAGCGTCTTGCCGCCCGTGCCCGGGTCGCCGCCCGCGCCGCCGGTCACCGCGTACTGATCGAGCGCGATGTTGTCGGCTGTGATCGTGACTCCGGATGCGTCCACCTTAAGCCGACCCTGATCGTCAAACGACAGGTCAGCGGATTGGATTGGCTTTGTCGCCATGATTGCTCCTAAGCGTTTCGCCGATAGCGTCCAGCTTCGCCTCTATGCGCGGCAGTGATTGCTCTATGGCCCTCAGTCGCACCTCGTGGTCAGTTGTCAATCGTGACGTATGTTCAGCGCTCGCAGATACGCCAAAAGCCCATGTGGCAAGACCCAGTATTGCGGCGAGCACTACAGTTGCAGACGCCACGCGCGTCACGTTCATTTTTACTGTATCCGTCATGTCAGCCCCTTAATGCAATGAATCCGCACCAGCCCGCCCGACGAATCCGACCAGTGCGATTCGCCATTCGACGCGCTGACGGTCAGTGTCATGTCGCCAAGCACCGCCACATCGCCAAGGTGTGGCGGAAAGAACGACCCCAGTTCCGAGCGGCGGCAAATGAGGTCCACGCCGTCAGAGACAACTACAGTTGCCCCGTCGTCGCCCACGCTCATTTGCCACCGCCCAGTGAACGCCGCGAACGTCACGCTGCTGGTCCCGCGCGAATAGGTACAGGCCGACCCGCGCTCAGTGATGAGCGCATCTGTCAACTCACCCATGCCCGTTTCCAGAGCGTCGGTCATCAGAAGTTGACCTTGAGCACTTCCACCGTCGTGTCGGTCGCACCGGCAGTCCTGGTGACGTAGCCGAAGCCCTTGAGTTCTCCGGCCGTGGCTGTGACGATCAGGTTGTCAGCATCCCAGTACACTTTCGTGCCAACGGTCAGCGGGGAAGTGCCGCCAGCCGCGCAGGGCATGGTGAACAGCCCGCTCACGGCCAAAGCGCCGAGCACGTTTGCCGCGATTGCGCGAGTCGCCACACCGATAAGCGAACCCTGAACCACTACATCCCCGGCAGACACGGCGCTGCCAGGAGTGTAGTCAATCGAAGCGCCGCCGCCAAGATATGTTGCAGTTGCCATTGTGAATCTCCACAGTTGAAGGTTTTGGTTGCTGGGGCCGATCTACGCGACCGGCCCCATGTCATGCGCCGTTACGGTTAGGCCGCGCCCTTGCTCTTGACGCCAGCTCTCCACTCGGCCATCGCCACGCCGAAGTCGTAGAACACGCGCCACGCAATTCCCAGAACGTCGGCGGGCTGGTCCACCTGCTCGACAACAGGCGTCTGCACGCCGTTCAGATAGGCCAGTTCCACGGCCGCCGGATCGCCGGACGCCGGGTCGGTCAGCAGGTACCACGCGGTGGTGCTGTAGCCGGTGATCGTGCTCTTGCTCAGCAGCGTGGACTGCACGACCTCGAAAGCGCCCACATAGATGTTCGCGTTGGACTGGACAGACGCCGCGGACGTGGACGCCAGCCCCGAAGCGATAAGCGTACCCATCGGAGCAACGAGCAGTTTGGCGGCGTACTCCAGCTCGCGAGGCACCAGCAGAATGCGAGGCTCGACCAGGAGAGGGTTGCGGTTCTTGTCCTCGAGCGCACGGAACGCCGCCACGGCCTGCCGCACACCATCATGTGTCAGCGTGGTATTCGCCCCGGAGATATAGTTGCCGCGAGCAGCCGTGAAGTGGCTGGCCCCAGCGCCGGTCGCGTTGATGGCGGTGAACGCAGCCAACTCGCGAGCCGTGTACGCCTTCTGCGCGATGTTGGTAGCGGCCTGGGCCAGAGCGCCGAGGTCGTCATTGATCAAATCCTGGCGGCTGACTCCAAGCATCGCCCCGCGCGTTTCGACCTGGCGGGTATAGTTCTCGCTGTCCATCGCGAGATGTTTGATTTCGCCCGTGGGCGCGACCTTCTCAAGCGTGCCGCTGATTCCGAGCGTGTACACGGTGTGGGCATGAAAGTTCTGATGCGACGCCACGCCGCAAATCCTCTCGGCGGCCGACCGGCCCGGAGCGAACTGGCGGGCAATCGCCTTGTTCGCCACAGCGCCAAACACGCCGGCGGCGGCCTCGTTTGTGCTGAACGCGGCCCGCACGTCACGGCTGATTTCGCGGTCAACCCGCAGCGTCAGCCCGCACGCGGCGAGCGCACGCTCCATCGTCTCGCGAATGCCCATCCGGCGGAACTTGTACGCCTGGTCCATCACGTCAGCGCCATACGCCTTGACGCCCTGGTCCTCATTCATCGCGCCGGCCGACAGGCAAGCGGCGGCCTCAATGGCCCTGAGGTCGGCGGCCTTGCTCACATGCACGGCAGGCGCAGGGGCCTGCGGCATGGCGGCGTTGCGAATCGACAGCAGACCAGCCAGCAGCGCCGGGCGGTCGATCTCGCCGGCAACGGCTTTCGCCTTCAGGTCGGCGGAAGCCTTGCACTCGAAGCCCTTGCAGTCGGCCTCGATCTGGTTGATGCGATTCCGCTCAGCGATTGCGGCCTGAGCCTTGATGCTCTCCACGTCCACCACCGGCGCGGGAGTAGTGGAGCCGTTACCCGCCGCCTGCACGTTTGTTTCTGCCATGACAGTATCTCCTATGTCTGCCGCTTCGGCGGCGATGGTTGCTGTTGCGGATTCATCAGCGCCCACTGAAACGAAACTGACTTCCCCCAGCCGCCCGCTTGTCACCAGATACACAGGCCCTGCAAACTCCTGCCCATTGGCCTTGACGGTTGACCCATCAGGAACGAACTGGAGCTTATCCACCGATAGCCCAATGCTGGTCGCCCATTCAAATCCAGCCTTCGCGTGAGACACAACTTTGGCCGCCGGTTCGCCGGGGTTGGCGGTATCGCCCGTAACGATGCCATCCACGGTGATTCCGTCGGCGTTGATCCTGGCCTTGCCCTGCCCAACGATCTGGCTGCGGTCGTGGTCCAGCAGCGCGGCGACCTTGCCCTTGGCCCGCACGCCAGACAGCCTGACAACCACCGGGTACGGATACGACTCAACTTTCAGCGCGCCGCCGGAATAGGCGATGATCTTGAACGTCGGGCGCGATTCGCTCTTACCGTCGGCGGCGGCCTGAATATCAATATTCGCGGCGGCCTCTAGCTGCACTGGCTTATTGCTCATCTTCGGGTTCCTCTGTTGTGCGGCGCTCTACAGTCACGCCGGGCTGCACCTGTGGCAATCCCAGTTCCTGCATCAGCGCCACTTCCTTGGCCCGCTGCCGAAGCTCGTTTTCCCAGTCCTTGCCCTGTCGCGCGTACTCGGCGGCAAGTGTGGTTGTGTTGTTTGCGAGGCGCGTTGCCTGCGCGTTCGCTTCCTTAACCGGGTCGGCGTGCTCCGCCGAATCCCAGAACCATTGCCAAGTCGTGTACGGCGGAATCACGATCCCGCTCGACAGCGCGTATTGCTCAAGCCACGACTCAAGCAGGCGGTCAAGAACTTCGAGCTCGCACGTTTGTTGGTCGATTCTCAGCGACTTGTAGTAACTCAAATGATCGCGCTGGCTGGAGGCATAGTTGTAGCCAGACGAATTGCCGGCGGCAATGTTGTATGGCATGTTCAGGCAGCGGGCGATTTCATTCAGGAGTTCGCGCTTGAACTCAGGATATGTGGTCGTCGGCTGTTCAGGCTTGACCTGCGCAAGCTTCCAGCCTGACGGTAAAAACGTCATCGCATTGCGCTCGAGTGTAATCGTCCGGTTGGCGTCGGTTTCGTCAAATTCGTCAACCGGAGCGCCCGCGTTGGTCTCGCCGACAAGCGGAATGCGCGCGGCCGCCTCTGCGGCGTCCAGCACGGCCTGAGTATAGGCCCGCAGCTGAGCGAATAATCCCAGACACGGCGTCAACTCAGGTATGCCGCGTGACTGCCCCGGCCTGTCGGCGCGGAACCAGTGAAGCATATATTTGCGCATCACCACGCTTGTTTTCAGCGTTCCGCCGGCAGCCGATCCCGGATGCGAATCGAGCACGCGGTACGATATGGGATTGCCCGCCGCGTCAAACGTGATCCCGTCAGACGGATCGGAACACGTCGCGACGCCAGATGATACCTGGTCAGCCTCCAGGAGCACCAGATTCAGATTGGCGGCGTTGGTTTTGTCAGAAACCAGCATTGCAAATGCCTCGCCGTCCTGTGCCCGCGCGTGGCGCATCGTGCGCAGCTTGTCGGCCAGTCCAATCTGCGCGGCCCACTCGCCAAACGCCTGTTCTGCGGCCTTGGCCTTGGCGCTATCGGGCATCAGCAGTTGCAGCCGCGGCCCTACCCCGATGCAGTCATTCGCCAGGCTGAGCACAATGCCCTTGGCGTAGCTGTTATTGGCTACCTCGTGACGCGAACGCTGCCGCAGGACAGCCCGCACGCCAGGGCTGTTCGCCGCGTCGGCGGCCTTGGCGTCGGCCCTAGCCCAGTGCGCAGCATTCTGGTTTGTCGTCTGCGCGGCGTCATAACGCGCTTGAATGATCCGCGCCTTCCGGGACGTACTAAACGGCCACATTACGAGGCCCCCGGCGGAATGAGCGGAGCAAACCGCAGCGCCTTACGCGGCCGCTTGGCCGCAGCGCTCGCCTTGGCGTACTGGTCGGCGGCGATCTGGTCCTGAATCGAGTGTTGCTCTATGGAGCCAGCGTCGCCCGTAAGCTTTTTGGCCTTGAGGGAATTGGCCGCTATGGTGTCCGCATTGTCTGCCATTGCCAATACAGTGGCAGATGGAATTGTGCAGTCTGGACTAAACGCGACTTTCGAGTTCCATTAGTGGAACTATTTGGTGCGTGCGGAGTTCAACTTACAACTAGTTGTAAGTTGGCCTGACGAAAATCCCATCCCCCCACCAGTGATGCGGCGCGTTGCTGTGAAACTCGGCCAGTGCCAGCCCCTGGGCCTGCATGTGTGCCACGATTTCCGGCAGCAGCGGCTGACCCTCGTAGATTGGCCGTAGCTCAAGCTCCAGGTTCGCCAGCCGCACGCCGGAAAGCATTGCGCCCATGCCGCGCAGCGCAGCAAGCTCGTAGCCCTGAAGGTCGGCCCATACAACGTCCACCGTCGATATCCCATTAGCCGCAGCCCACGAGTCCACCCGCGTTGCCGGTACCGTCACAGCCTGCCCCAGGTTGTACCATTCGACCGAATCGTAGTCCCCGCTGGGCACGAGCACGCTTGACGCCCCGGCGTTGTTGGCTATCGGATGGAACGGTATCGGCCCGTCCTGCTCGGCCACGGCCATTTCGACCAGTGTAATACGGTCGTGCCCTGCCAGGTTCCGCCTGCACGCCGCCAGCGCCGCAGGGTTGCACTCGAAGGCGTACACGCGAGCGGCAGGCCATAGCTCGGCCAGCTCGATTGCCTGGATGCCGTCGCGGCTGCCAAGCTCCAGGATGATCTTCGCGTCGGCGGCGTACGAGGCGTATCGTTCAAGCCTGCTTGTCATTCGTTCGGCCATCGGAATGCCTCTCCATGTTTGCGGACAAACTCCAATCGTTCAAGGAACGTATTGCCTTCGATTGTGCAGCCGCGCGTGTTGTAGCCGATGAACCCAGCGTGGCGACATAGCGGGCGAGGGGCATAGAGCGTATGCAGGCCCTCGCGCCTCACAATCCGGTGAATCAGCCCGTCTTGTTCGGCGTGCCCATCAGGTATACCGCTGTTGGGGAATTGCCGCTTGCAGTAGCCGATCATGTCCGCGAAATAGTTCCCCAACAAATGCGGCCGTATTAGTTTTACAAACTTCGCACTGACCGAACTACCCACGCTCTGATACGAGCGGTGATAGTACCACACGCCGGCGGCGGCACGCGCTGCCCGCTCGGCGGCCGTCTCGTTTTGGTTGGGGCACGAGCACACGACCGGCGCGCCCGATTCGTGCTGCTGCGCGTGAGCCTCAAGCGCGGGCGGCTCCACCCATACATCATCCTCCACGAGCATCAGTATCCGGTATCCGGCTGCTGTCGCATCGCGCATTGCGGTTAGCGTGTTGTGCGATGAGCCGCGCGCAAATCGCACCGTGGACATTCGTACGACTGCGCGCGGGGCGAGTTGCGCGGCCACGCTTGCGCATTGCGGGTCGTGCCCCTCATCGAGGCATACCCAGCAATCCCACTCGTGGCGATTCTCGCACGCCGCCAGCCGCTCCAGACACACGTGCAGGAACTCAGGGCGACGCCACGCCGGAACAATTATGATCTTGTCACGCATTGCAGGCCCCCGTATCTGCCGGATGGGCCTGTTTGTTGCGCAGGTTCGATACTGCATCCGCCAGCTCTCGGCGAAAACTCGCGGCGTCATCAAGCCATATTTTTCGCGTACCAGACAGGACGTGACCCCGCAACGCTGACTGCACGCTGCGCCTAACGCCTTCGGCAATATCCGCAGCGGAACATCGCCACACGTCCGCGCGATGCGTATGCCCAGCTAATTCCGCAGGAATCAATACCGCGTGGCCGCCCGTTAGGTCGCGCATTGGCCCAGCATCAGTCGTAACGATCCATGCGTTGCAGCTCATGCCCTCAGCGATGTAGTGCCCATAGCCCTCACACGCCGACGGGCACACGTGTATCAGCGATTCGTTCTGCAATCGCCTGAGATGATCGTCTGGTATGTGCCCGGAGATCATGCGAACGTTTAGTGAAGCCTGCCGCTTCGGCTCGTGCTGCACCATCACCAGCGGCGGAAGGTCAGGATTGGCGGCCCATGTGTCAAGAACAACGTCGGTCTGTTTTGCGCTAGATCGGCCAGCGAGATGAAAGCACTGGAGCTTGCGCGGAATTGACGGGTCGAATCGGTCATCGCTGGTCCATCCGACCATGCGCGTTGTACCCAAAGCCTCCATTTGACGTACCCCGGTCCACGACTTGCACCAGATTTCATCAACGCGAGTCATCAGCGGAACCCAGGCGTCGGCGAACCACTCAGGATTTGGCACCAGCACGTTGCACTTCGCCAAATCAAACCATCGGGCGCTAAGTACTTCGAGAAACACGTTCACGTCAGCGCCACAGCCGGGCATGGGCGGCAGGTTCCACTGGCGAAACGCGGCCGTATGGCCCAGCGCCTCCAGCTCGCGCCTCAGTATCTGCGTATCGCGAGTCAGCCCAACTCCGTTGTCGTTACTGATGATGTTGACATTCACGGTATCTCCTGAAATTTGCGCTCGCCGCCGACGGGGCGCTCCAATCGGCCTCGTAGCGGTGCCTGAGCATAACTAGATTCCGTTCCGGTTCGGCGTGCATCCCCGCACGATACGACGCGCCGAACGCAAACCACACGTGCCGCATGAACTCCAAGTCCTCAAACCCGCGGCCCGCGTACGCCTCGTTATGCCGCAGGCCAAGGCCCTTCAGGTCCGCTGCTCGCATTGACGCCTGTGAGTTGCCGAACAGCGGCACCGCATGCGAGCTATTGCTGTGCCAACCTGATTCTGGGGTACAGCGTGCCTCGTATCCGCGCGTGAGTTTGTCGGTTCTGGCGAACAATAGTTTCCATGCCTCCGCGTCACCGGGCGGCACATCTGTATACCAGACGCGATAGCACCACCGGCAAACCTCGCCGCCCAGGTCCGGGCCGCGCATGAATTCAGGCCCTACTATCGCGTCGGCGTCCAGAAATGTAACGATATCGCCTGCCGCAGCGTCCATTCCGGCATTGAGCGCTACCGGCTTGTTGAACAGCTTTGTTCGCGGAGCCTCGACCAGACGCGCCCGCGCGCATGCCGACAGGTCCGGCGGCGTGTCGCTCCCAGCGTCGGCGACAATTACCTCGTAATCAGCGCCGCACATGTCAGCGCTTGCCGCGATCCAGCACAGGCACATTGCCAGATGCTCATTGCGGTTTCTGTGGGGTATTACTATCGAGTGCAGCACCCTGTGCCCTTTCGTGAGTCACCTGTTTACTACCGCAGTGGCGGCACACCCGCACACGCCGTACGCCGTGCATTTCGGCGCGAGTGTAGTAGACTCGCATATCGGAACAGCCGCATTTAGTACACGCCAGGCCGCCGCCGAAGAGCTTGGCCAATGACACCTTCATGCTCGCCTCCCGTACACTTCCGACAGCCTCAGCTTCCGGCGCGCCGGTTCATCGCGCCCGCCAGTGCCGCCGATACCCGATGCTGACGCCGCAACCGCGCAGCCCACCAGGCAATCCCACCAGTGGTTATCCGAGTTGCCCGCGCGGAGCCGCCATTCCTCCAGCCGCCGACCGTACCCAAACGTCTCTACCGCGTATTCACTGTCCGCCACGTGCCGCGCGAAATGGTCATGGTCTGACGGCGTGCCGAACAGCGTCAGCGCCCCAGGGTCGCCCGGTGCGGTCTTGAGCGCATCGCGCACGCGGGACTTCCAGTAGTTCACGTCGGCGGCGATATGTGGAAACTCGCGGCTGGCCTGCACGTTCGGCCTATACCAGTGGTCGCCGTATTCCTCGCCGGGCTTGCGCTCGTACGCGCTCATCGGCTTCTTGGCTGCCGTTATACCGCGCCCGAATTGCAGGTGCATCGCGGCCCCGCCGATCTTGTGCTTGACCGCTGCCACAATTGACGCCTTGTACCCGGCGTCCACGTGAAGGCGCTCAATCATCGCCGTGTTTTCGCCCCGTGGGAACCGCCTCGATAGCAGATTCGCCACCAGGTCTGTCAGCCCAGCCTGAAGTGTGCCATCTTCGCCCATCCCAGGATAAGCTACGTGCAGCGGTCGCGATGCGTCGGCCATTGCGGAAAACCCCGCGTGTTGCTCAGGCCAGGTCCCGTAATCGACGACGTACCCGGTGAAGTCCTCGCGCCACGCGCATACGCACCAGTACAGCAGGTCCTTGTGCAAATCCGCAAACGCCGTCACGCGGATAGCGTCCACCGGCACCGCGCCGCGCACGCGCCCGTTAGCCCTGCCGCGAACGTCAGCAATGCTCATCGCCGCAACGCCCTGTTCCTGCACGCGCAGCGGCTGGTTTTGGCACTGGCTGGCGAACGATTCGGCCCCGTCGTCAATCAGCAGGTTGTAGGCGTGCTGGAGCGCCGACAGCTCCGTATCGTGATCGTAGCAGTGCTCCCAGAAAACCTCCGCCCCGGCGTCCATTTCGGCGCGATGCTCGCGGTAGTAGGCCGTCGCCGCCTCGTGCGCGCGGGTCTGGTCTCCGATAACGTCGCGGTCATACGTCTCGCGGAGCTTGCGGTACTCGCCCATCCACAGGTCCGCGTGCCTCGTTGGAAACTGGCAAATCATCGCGATACGCTCGGACTGCCACGAGGGATTGCGCGTATGGTCGGCCAACTGGTCAACAAGGTCATCGGGCTGCATGACGTTGGCCGTCATCACAACCGCAATCTGCCGCCCGTGCGAACCCAACCGCTTTATGCCACTGCGGATTGTAGCGAGCCGTTTGTTGACCTGCGCCGGCCGCGCCGCCGAATCGGCCGTTTGCGGATCGTCCAGCAGTATCAGGCTGGGCCTCAGACTCTGGCCGCTCGGCAGCTTGTGCTTCATGCCGTGGAACGCGGCAGTCAATCCCTTGCACACAATCACCGCCCCGGCGCTCGGATCGTTCCGCCCAGTCAGCACAGGGTACGCTACCATATCCGCCCGCCACTGGATATGCGTCGGCTCGCCAGAAAACGTCTGGCTCAGGCACCGCTGCGGTTTGCCCTCCAGCGCCCGAACCGCGTGGGCCACCTCGGGGAAATCTTCGTACAGCAGATCGTTCGTTTCCCACTCGGTCTTGATTGAGTCGATCATCGCGGCAGCGAGCTGGGCGCTCGCGCCGAACGGAACAACGAACATCCGGTGCCCGTACGCCGTTGCCCAAATAGCCGCCCCCTCGGTGATCGTCGTCTTACCCGACCCGCGAGGCATAGCCTCGGCAAACTGCCCGCCCGTGAGTACGCACGTCTGCACCCGCTCAATCACCCGGCGATGCGCCGGCGAGTACGGCCACAGACCGGCAGATTGCGGGAAGTAGCTGATTAAAAACAGATGGAGGTCTAACCGGCATGACTCGCGCCTCTCCGCGTCAGGCTCATGTGACCATGGGCCGATCTCGGCAACGGATTCGCGATGCGCGCGGTTGGCCTTAGCCGACGCATTCACGGAGTTACTGCTTTTAACTGTTCCCTGAACCCCGCAGTCTACGCCGTTTGCCTGTAGTACCTTTTTTACCCATCTTGACATCCATGAACCCCTTCCTAGTCTAGGGTTTCTACTGAGGGTCTTTAGTCTCTTAGTATAGTCTAGTCTAATAACGCTAGTGCGTTAGGAACAGCTAACGCTAGTGCGTTAGGAACAGCTAACGCTAGTGCGTTAGGAACAGCTAACGCTAGTGCGTTAGTCTGGGTGATTCGCCTTCCACCGCTGCCACCGGTCGTTGCCAAGTGCTCGCCGCTTGGCGTTTTGCCCGTTGTGGCGCTCGTAGTTTTCCAGCGTTATGACTCCGGTTTCGCGCGTGAGCCACAGCCCCAGGTCGATCAGGGCCTGCGTGCGTCCGGGCGGCCAGCCCATGGCGGCGTCGATCTCGGTCGGCTCGGCCGTCGTGCGTCCGTCTTCCGTCTGCGTATCAAACCAGCAGAGCAATCTCATCCACAACACAGCAGACGCCTCTAAGGTCAGCCCAATGGCCGTTGCGGTGCGCAGAACCTCCGGCTTAGTTTCAAACCCATGTTGCCACTTGATCCAGCCCATTAATGTACTCCGATAGGTCTAGCGTGTTTAACCAGCGTCTCTAGTTGGCGTGCGGTCATGCCCTGCCGCAGCCATTCGCGCGCGTCTTTCCCCTTGGCCGGGACAATACTCCTAACGTTGCCACTACGCGCGAGCGTCGCGGCTAGGTCCTTAGCGCCATCCATGCCGGGCCTCCAGGTCGTTCCGTCTGGCCTGGGCTTCGGCTGATCGTAATCCGCCACAACTACGGCCAGCCTGCCCTGCACGAATGGGGCTATGTCGTCGGCCCCGCCTGCGCATGAGTGCCGCCCGATTGCATAGACGCCAGCGGTGAGTAGAGCCGCGCAGTCTGTAGGGCCTTCGGGCAGGTAGACCGTTGCCACCAGGTCGCCTGGCCCGTCGTCTGCGATAAACAGGCCCGCTCGCGAGCCGGGGATAGCCCACTTTTTGCCGCTGGCTGCCCGCAGCCGAATGCCGACGATCTCTAATTCGCCCGCCGATAGCCGCCGCATGGGGAACGCCAGCACTGAGGGCTGGTACAGCACGGCTCCAAGGCGCTCCAGCGACTCAGCAGACACGCCCAGTAACCCGGCGTGTCGTCTGATGTCGCCCGGCATCGTGCGGTTTAGCATGGTGCGAAGTAGCTGCTGCCAGTCAATCAGCGCAGGCTGCGGCCTGGGCTGTGGCGGCGTCGGCTCTCGGCGCTGGGGCTGAACCGTGAGCTCGTGTATCCAGCCCCGACCCAACTTGGTGGACACGGGCCGTCTGGATTCTACGCGCATGCAGAGCGCCGCCGTGCTCTTAATGAGGCAGTAGTCTGGCCTGCCGCATATTGGGCATGGCTCGCGTTTTGATACGCGCCGAAATGGCTCATGTGTCAAAACGGAAACCATATCAATTCAAGTTCCAGGGCGGCCTTGAGCGCGTCCAGGAAAGCCGACTTGGTAATGTCGTCCGGCGTAGTCCACAGAATCCGCCATCCCAGTTCAGCCGCGGCGTTGCGCTTCTCGAAGTCCTTCACCAGCGCCGCGCCGCGATTGTGCCTGCCGTTGACCCAGAGGCCGCCCTCGATTTCGACGGCGACCTTTTGCCTCGGCCAGGCCATGTCGAATCGCCACCTTCTCGGCGGGGCGAACGTGTGCTCGAACGTCGGCTCCGGTAAGCCCCATCCTCTGAGGATCGCGCGGTAGGCTGCGGTGTCGTAGCGGGATTTGTGGATGCTCATAGCTTGCTCCTCACTACCAGGGCTTATAGTAATTGGCCATCTCCAGCCTCACGCGAATCTTGACGACGCGCCAAAGCCCGCGAGTGATCTTGCCGAACGTCTTTCTGCACCAACGGACCTCGGCCTGCGCCTCGCGCTTTGTGTCGAACACACATGGCCTCAATCCACTCAGTTCGCTCTCAATGCCCCACGCCTCAAATACTGTCATGTTGCCTCCATGCTCGTAGACCCATTATTGCCAGCGAGAAAAATATCGCGTCCCTCGTCGCCATCGCCCACATTCCAGCCCATAGATGCACGCCGGCCGAAAGCCCGTTTGACACGAGCCATAGATAAAAGCACTCACGCCTGCGCTGGTTGTTGAGCACGACGCCCCATACGGCGATTACGGTTATGACCCAGCCGATTGCCTCGATCATTTTGCCTCCTCAAACAGTCGCGCCGAATCTGTAGTAGCGCCAAGGCATGACGGGGAGAGCCAGAGCATTTCCCGGTGCTTGTTCAGCTTGCCCTGCTGATTGCCCTTGGCAAAATTGGCGTAGCCGCCGTTCGCCTTCCATGCGATCACGCGCCAGCCCAGGGCCTCAAGCGCCTCGTGCCCTTCGCCCGCGTAGCCGCATAGCACGATCCGGTAGCGGTCCTGCCCCGTGCGCTCACTGCACCAGTCGCGCACGCGGTTAGCTACGGTTATGTCATCAGTCCTGTAGAGGTCGGCGTCTCGATTCGCCTCAGCCGAATACGGCGGGTCCAGAAACACGCCTACGGTTTTGCCACGAGCCGTCGCCCCGTCGGTGCAGACCCTCGCCCAGTCGCCGCAGCACACGCGGACATTGCGGAGCCGGTCGCGCAGGCCCAGCATCCATTGCCGTAGTGCTTCGCCTCGCCGCTCGTATTCGCCCTGTCCCGCGTCGCCCAGGTGCGGGAGCTGGCGATGCACGCCCTTGCCCGCGTCGCCCAGGTGCGGGAGCTGGCGATGCACGCCCTTGCCCGCGTGGCCCAGGTGCGGGAGCTGGCGATGCACGCCCTGTCCCGCTTTGCCCAGGTGCGGGAGCTTGCGGTGGACGCCCTGTCCCGCTTTGCCCAGGTGCGGGAGCTTGTTGCCGCCTTCGCAAATCTGCCGGCCGCTTGAGCCGCCATCAGGATACCACGCGCCGCCGCACCAGCCAGCGCCGATCCATGCGTTTAGCCCCCAGCACCACCACGCCGCCCTTGTCACGTCGAAGTACAGGGGGTTGTTTTCAACGGAGGCCAGAAACTCGGCCTTGGAGCCGTGTTCATCCAGCCACGCCGCAAGCTGCTCGCGCGCGGCAGGCGTCCAGAACGTCCCGGCCCGCGCCTCGGCGGCGGTGATCCCGCAGCAGAGCCAGCAATGCCGAGCCCGCTGGTCGGCCTCAATGACGGGCCAGTTCATTTCGTCGGCGAGCTTTTCGGGGTC